AATATTTCTATATCATATCTTTTAGAATTGGATGATTCTGCACACAGCACAGAATTTGTTGATATCGAAAGAAATCAAACTTTTCAATTAGATGTTTGTGAAGGAGATGTTATAATATTTCCATCGCATATAATGCATAGATCTCCTCTTATTAAAAGTGATAATAGAAAAACTACTATTGCTATTAATCTGAATCTTGGAGATGTTGATCTGAATAAGGTCAATCTAATAGATCCTATTTTTAATTATGAGTGATTTTATTTGGGTTGAAAAGTATCGCCCACAGACAATTGAAGAATGCATACTACCTGAAAATATTAAAAAAACTTTTCAGGATTTTTTATCTCAAGGTGAAATTCCTAATATGCTTCTTTCTGGTCCTCCAGGTATTGGAAAGACCACAGTGGCTAAATGTTTATGTAATCAATTAGGGGCAGATTACTATGTCATTAACGGATCCGATGAAGGTAGGTTTCTCGATACTGTCAGGAATAATGCCAAAAACTTCGCTTCGACAGTCTCTCTTACGAGCGAGTCAAAGCACAAAGTCATCATCATTGATGAAGCAGACAATACCACTCCCGACGTACAGCTCCTCCTTAGAGCGTCTATTGAGGAATTCCAAAGAAACTGTAGATTCATATTCACCTGCAACTATAAGAATAAAATCATCGAACCACTCCATAGTCGGTGTGCTGTCGTTGAGTTTTCTGTAAATGGAAAACAAAAGCAAGGAATTGCAGCAAAGTTTTTCACTAGAATTAACTACATACTGGAGCAAGAACGGGTTGAGGCTGATAAAAAAGTCCTTGCCGAACTTATCAACAAACACTTTCCCGATTGGCGTAGGGTTCTCAATGAGTGTCAAAGATACTCGGTGGGAGGTAAGATAGATAGTGGTATATTGGCACACTTTAGTGATGTAAAGATTAATGATCTCACAAAAAACCTCAAGGCGAAGAACTTTTCGGAAGTACGTAAATGGTGTGTCAATAACTTGGACAATGATCCTTCTGTTTTATTGCGTCGCCTTTACGATAGTTTATACGAATCCCTTGTCCCTGCCTCTATTCCTGCTGCCGTTCTTGTTATTGCGAAGTACCAGTACCAAATAGCGTTTGTAGCAGATCAGGAAATAAATATGTTAGCATGTCTTACAGAAATCATGGTGGAGTGTGAATTCAAATGAGAACACAAAACAAAGAGAACTACTATTATGTCTTTTGGGTTATTGCTATGGTTGCTTTCATAGCACCTCAAGTAATGACTGCTATAGCATATCAAAGACTTGGTGATATTCTTAGTAGACCTATTCAAGTTGAAGTTGTAAACCCTATGAGGATAAAGATGGGTATATGAAACAAACCAATCTTGAAGAAAAAATTAAAATCGCAGAAGAGCGAATTTCTGAATTGAACATCTTAATTACACAATGGAGAAAACAAAATGATGAACAGAGAAAAGGTAAGGAATCAAGTTAAGAGTAGATTTTATTATCTATTCTGGGGTATAGCAACATTTTCTGTAGTTGCAGGACAAATATATGTTGGAACTGGATATAGAGGATTTGCTGATTCATTAAATAGAATCTTCGATACTATTGAAGTTCAAGTTAGTGATGATTATGAAAGGTTTTATTAATGAGACCTGAAACTAGAGAAGCAATGGAAATGTTGTTTTCTGCTAAGTGGAACTTGCCAACAGCAGCAAAACACTGTAGACTAACTCAAAAGGAAATGAAGATTACTTTTAATGAATATTGTAATTTTCATTTACCTACCTATGATAAATTTGAAACTGCTATTCAGTTAGAACTTAAATTATGAGCAAGAAGGGACTCAAAACCCCACTTAGATATCCTGGTGGTAAATCTCGTGCCTGTACTAAGATGGGGCAGTTCTTCCCTGATCTTAGGGAGTATGTAGAGTTTCGTGAACCTTTTCTGGGTGGTGGAAGTGTTGCGATACATGTTAGTAAGTTATATCCACATCTAAAGATTACTGTTAATGATCTTTATGAACCTTTGATTAATTTCTGGATGAATCTTCAGATGTTTGGTGATGATTTAACTAGAGACTTAAAGAATCTTAAGATCGCTCATTGTAATCAGGACTCTGCAAGATGTTTATTCGCAGAGATGAAAGATGTTATTAACAATAGCAAATATACTAATCTTGAAAGAGCAGTTGCTTTTTATATTGTAAATAAGTGTAGTTTCTCAGGTCTTACTGAGAGTTCTTCTTTCTCAGCACAAGCAAGTGATTCTAACTTCTCTATGAGAGGTATTGAAAAGTTACCAGAGTATTCTGAGATCATTTCACATTGGCATATTAATTCATATTCTTATGAGTATTGTTTCCGAACAGATATTCATGATGGATTGTTTATGTACTTAGATCCTCCATATGATATAAAGGATAACCTTTATGGGAAGAAGGGAGCAATGCACAAAAGTTTTGATCACGACAAATTTGCTGCTGATTGTGATGTTCATAACGATACAAATATGCTAATTAGTTATAATTCTGATCAGTTGGTTAAAGATAGATTTAAAAACTGGAAGGCAAGTGAGTTTAAATTAACTTACACAATGCGTTCAGTTGGAGAATATATGAGAGATCAACAGGAAAGAAAAGAGTTACTATTGTTCAATTACGAATTACCAGAGGTATCTACTAATGGATGAGGAACATTACCATATAAATGATCTGTATGAAGATATGGATCGCCTTAACGCCTTATATGAAGAACTAATGTGGCCTAATGATGCTCCACTTGACTTCTCTGCTGATTATGAAAATAATCGAATTATAATTTCTCTGAAGAACTTGGGATGAGTCTTAATGATTATATTGGACCTAAAACTCCAAAGAAAGATTGGACTGATGAGCATTGGTTACAACACGCTCATGTAATGGTACATTCTCCTTGGATTGATGAAGAGGAAAGAGATTATTGGAAATACAAAATTAAAGAACTTACAAAATGATTGAAGTATATGATGATTTCTTTGAGGAAGATATTCAGAAAGAAATTTATGATAGGTTAATGAAACCCCATTGGGGTATATCTGGAGGAGACTCTAATAAACCTGAAATATTTTGGCATTATGATGGTCTAGAAGGTCCAAATCATAATGGATATTTTAGCGAATATCTTTATGAAAAAATATGTAATAAATTAGATGTAGAATTTAAAGGTGTTAAGAGGATATATGCTAATGGTCAAACTTCTGGTCAATGTGGAACACCTCATTATGATGACGGTGATCTGACTTTTTTATATTATCCTTCACCAGTTTGGTATCCTAATTGGCAAGGTCATTTAATATTTTTTGATAAGGATGGTGATGAAGTAAGTAAAATTGTAGAGCATAAAGCAAATAGAGCAATTTTATTTCCTGGTACAATTAAACATTATGCAGATGCACCATCCAGATTTTTTAATGGATTAAGAATTTCATTAGCATATAAATTATGGAAAAAATAATTTTTCTTTCTATAATATTTCTTGAGGAGTTTGTCAAAAGAACTCTTATTGGTATATACTATACATGGCAGAAGTTTGATTACTGGAACTTCAATCGCAAATTACCTAAATGACTGAATTGAAAGATTGGTTGAATTCGATTAACCAAACAAAAAAGAATTTGATTGATGAGGATCCTTCATTAGAAAAGGACTATGCTCCTTATATAATTAATCGCATTTATTCAGGTCATCTTGATTCCGTGATGTTTGCGAATGAAATGAATAAGTATTCATTCTTATCTAAGAAGATTCAATATGATTTTTATCTAAATAGTTTACGATCTAAGAAGAGGTTCTCTCCTTGGCTCAGAAAAGATAAGATTAAAGATCTTGATTATGTAAAACGTTACTATGGTTATAGTAATGAGAAAGCACAACAAGCATTGAAAATCCTAACTAAACAACAACTTAATTTTATAAGATCGAAATTTGAAACTGGAGGAAAGCAATGAGTGTGGTTAAGGAACCTGAAGTGAATTGGTCGCAAGATCAAATGGTAGAAGTGACTCTGAATGAGCCAGATGACTTCCTAAAGGTAAGAGAAACCCTTACAAGAATTGGTGTAGCATCAAGAAAAGAGAAGAAGATATATCAGTCATGTCATATACTGCATAAGCAGGGGAGGTATTTCCTTGTCCACTTTAAAGAATTATTTGCCTTAGATGGGAAACACGCTAACCTTACTTCTAACGACGTTCAGCGTCGGAACCGTATTGCTCAGTTGCTTGCTGATTGGGGATTGGTTGGTATTGTAAGTGCTGACAAGATTCAAGACATTGCTCCACTTAATCAGATAAAGGTTTTATCTTATAAGGATAAAGGAGATTGGATTTTAGAAACTAAGTATAATATTGGTGCAAAGAAGAAGAAAGTAGAAGAACCTGAATAGGTTTCATGGATTCTAAATTCAAGGAACATGTTGTTTATATGGAACTTCCTGTTAGTATATGGGAGTTTTCAGTTTTAGATACTGAATTGGGTCAGTATGAAAATATAGATGCACTTCATGAAGATATTGAATATCTGATTAGGGAGTCACCTGATGTAAGAAAGAGAGAAACCAACGTCAAGGCTCATATGACAAAGTGGGATATGACGGAATACAAATCATTTAAGATTATTTCTGATAAGGTTGAAAAAACTATACATGAATATAATCGTGAAAATACTGATTTGAAAATACAAACCTATATGACAACTTGTTGGGGATCTTTATATAAGAGGGGTGATTATAGTGAAGTACATGCACATGTACCTGCTTTGTATAGTTGGGTATATTATGCTAAAGTAGAAGATGATGCAGCACCACTTCATTTTATTAATAAAGTTGTTGGTGATGAGGATAAAGGTGATGATGTTAATGACAGTGGATTATTTTATCAACCAAAGAGTGGTGTTGGTATAATATTTCCTGGATATTTAAATCATCGTGTACCTGAACATAAGTCTGATAGTGAAAGGATAATTGTTGTTGGTAATGTTGAGGCTACTGGTGGAGTTAATTATCCACAAAAGTCTGATAGATTTTTAAAAGTAAGGCGTTAGTTATGAGTAAAGAAAATATGTTAGTCGAATTTGTTGACCCATTTTTACCACCACCTTTAGGATTTGCTCGGTATACTGGAGATATTAGGCATATTGAAGAATTGGTTAGAAAACTTGAATATAAACCAAATGTTGAAAATTCAATAACTACTGATACTTATTTACTTGATAGACCAGAATTTTCTGATCTTAAGCAATATATTAGTGATTTCATTCATGTTTATACTGAAAGAGTTTTTAAGTCAAGACAGCAAATTGAAATTAAACAGTCGTGGTGTAATTGGAATTTAAGTGGTGAAAGTCATCCAAAACATATTCATCCAAATAGTTATTTAAGTGGTGTTATGTTTATTAAGTCAGATGAAAATTCTGCACCATTGATGATTGAAAATCATTTAAGACCATATTATTTGTATGTTGATTTATGGAATTCAAAAGAGCATGAAGAAAATAAGCAGTTTCCTCCAGACAAATATAGTAGTCTTGGTAATTCTGCAATTCCTATACCTCCTATAGAAGGTAATATTGTTTTATTCCCAAGTCCAACTCCACATCTTGTACCACAGAATCCTTCATCTAAAGATAGACTTACATTAGCATTTAATACTTTTCCAAAACTTCCTTTTGGTTCTGAAGGAGATGCTACTTATGTTTATTAGCTTGACACCTGATTTCTTTGTGCTATAATACTTTGTTGAATCGACGGATCTCAACACGGGAGTGACTGAATTAAACTTGCTGGCAATAGGCTGGTTAAGGTGATGAGTCAGAGGTGGTACTCGCTTTCCTTCGGGATAGAACCATCCTACCAGATGGGACTCATGCAGCACAGTAAAATTACTAAGAGTAGCAATGCCCTGTGTTTGTAAGCATACTCAAATCTTACCTCCCACACCACCATTCTTTGAGATATATAAGAGAACATGGAACAGAATACCCCGATGAAGATTTTTCTAGATACCGCAGATGTAGCAGAGATTAAAAAATATTTCGGTACTGGATTAATTGATGGTGTAACG